TGGGCGGATGAGGCTCAGCGTCAATACTCTGTTTCGTCGGATCGGGTTCCGGTCGCCGCTTGCGCTCATGTGCGAGTAGGTTAAGCGAAATGGGGTTAAATTGACGCTTATTTAATTCGGGGCCAGGCGCATGCTCCTTACGAGGACTGCGCTATTTTTATTGTCATGTAGCTCAATGGTAAGAGCGCGCAACTTATAATTGCGTGATTCCAGTTCAACTCTGGACATGACGACCAATCATGCCGACGTAGTTTAATGGTAAAACCCCGGTTTTGTACTCCGGTATTGCGGGTTCGAATCCTGCCGACGGCTCCACTAACGGTAATTTTGCGGTAACTAGACCGGCCAGTCGAAAAGCGTATCCCGAAGCGCCTGTTATCGCTTATTTATATTTATCGGGAATAAATCGATAAGGGGTCGATATGGGATGGAATGGTTTAAAAGTAGTTGGACAAAAGAGACACTACGACAGAAATTATTCGAATTAATCGAGGAAGGCAAACCGATTAATACGATGAATGTTAAACATATTAAAGGATTTTACTCCAGTGCTCAAAGGATTCACGGTAGTTACCCAGATTTTCTAAGAGATAACGGTTTAAACCCATACGAGTACTTACATCAAGGTAATAGATTAGATGAGATTCGATCACAATGCGGACTATTGTTCGAGCATATTTTAGGCGACATATTTAGAGATTTAGGAGTATCCTTTACTAAGTATAAAAGTGGGATAGATTCTATACATCCTGATTTCATGTTGACAGGAGAAAAATGGGTCGATGCCAAATTACACTCTAATGCAGATATACAGGATACAATTAAAAGATATGAAAAGCACTGCTCGAAATTAATAATTGTTTACTTAATCGGCGATAAGGCACAAGATAGGATGATTACTGAAAAAACAAGGTTAGTAAGCGTTAGCTACTTTTTGAACATGCTTAAAGAGGATAAAAGAAACGAATATTTATTAAAACTTAAAAGCATTGAAAGTATCGCTGGATATGCCTCCGCTGAAAGAAAGGCGGTGGCAAAATAATGAGTAATGTTGTACCTATCGAAAACTACACGCCACAGCCAGAGAGAAAACCACAGCCAAACGATAAAGGAATATTGCTGGATAGTCCGCAAGGATACGAAATATATAACCGCGAGCTAATGCGTAAAGTGTTTCCTCGCATCATCAACGAAGCTTATGACGTAGCTTATGCCGATATGAAACGGAAGCCAGAGATCCGGGATATTATCGGTTTTTATTTTCTGTTGCAGTCGTTCATTGACGGAACGTACAGACGCGCAGATGGCACGTTGAATGACCGTTTTGGCGCATGCTTTTTAAACTACGATACAATCATGCAAATGCTTCGCTTGGATCGCGCTAGAGTAAAGCTACTAGCCGATATATTAGCGACTAACGGCATTATCCGGACCGTCGATCACTTCGAAGGGACTAAGCGGTTTAAGTGGTACTTTCCGTCATACTGTCCGAGGATTACCGAAGATGGCTATATCGTCGATGAATTTGGCGAAATAGTAAAGCCGGACTTTTCCGTTTATAAGCCGAAGAGACAACGGAAGGCAAGCGAGTAGAATGGCGGTAAATGCCGTAGTATGCACAGGACACACTACCGGTAGTATGCGCAGGACATACTATGCATCGTATGCACTGGACGCACTGTAAAAAGAGAAAGATGTAAAATAGCAATAAGTAAAAGAGAAACAAATAATTCCGCCTTCGATTCATTACATGAATCTTCGGCGGACCTCTTTTAAATAAAAGATATAGCGCATTAATAAATACTAGCGATAAAGGTAATTAATGCGGATATAAAACGATAATCTAATACGCAGATATAACCGTGAAGTCAAAGACTTCTACGATATATCTAACGTTAGATTAAAAGTTAAGGAGATCGATACATTATCGGACTAATATTACTGGCGGTATTATCTACGGTACTAGGCGTATGCTATGCGGTAGTGACTGTGTTAAACGGATAGGTAATCGGAAATAGGCGATATGCTTTCGTATTAGGTACGTTTATATTAACGCATATAATGAAGTGATTGTACGCAAAGGGTAACTTGGTAGTAACGATATTGAGTACAAATACATTCCGAATTATCCGCTCGGCCGTCTGGCGGAGACAGCCTCCGAAAACATCAACCCGGATTCACTGTCGCGCTATTAGGAGTGCCTAATACGATACTAATCGTGTACGCCAGTGGTGGAATCAACGTGTATAATGCGATCAAATCACGCATTGATAAGTAGAAACGTTGATATTCCGCCATTCTTACGTTATAGATAATTTCGTAAAATAAGTATATCACGAAATTAAGTCGAAAACGGACAACACCGCTTTAACCATCTAAAGTAATTCCTGATACCCCCAAGGCGGGGGTCGAACAGGCCCGTAACAGGCGTAGAAAACTTTCTTACAGATTTTAAAACCCCGGGTCGAATCCGAACGAAGGCGGGCGGCATCTTGCGGTACCCACATCCGCCATGCATCCGCCTTCTTTTGCGTTCGAACTTACGGGCAAATCCCGCCAATATAGCGATTATTTTACGAAAGGAGACGTATAACATGTCGAAGGAATTAAAACGCCTAGAATCCCGGCTAACCGCCGAGCAAATCACGGCAGCTCAGTTATTAGCAGTGAATAAGTTCTTGCCACGTCCGCCAAAAGATGCGACTGAAGACGATATTGAACGGTTAAAGGCGGAAGGAAATGTCCGCTTGCAGCTCGGAGAAATTGCGCAGAAGATCGGAGTCACTGAGCGCACCCTATACAACTGGCGCAATAGCAACGATGACTTCACGAAGTATGTAAACATGCTGGCCACTAACGTATTCATGTCGCATCTACCGGATATCATGGAGAAGCACTTGGATATGACGTTAAAAGGCCAGGGATCGATGAAAGGCATTGAGCTATTCTATAAGTTTGGCGGACTTCTTATCGATAAACAAGAGGTTAAGACGGAAGAAGTATCTAATACGGATGCTACGCTAGAAGAGCGTCTCGCTAAACTAAAAGCTCGTGCTGCAACGGAGGCTGATCCGGAGGCAGGCGATAAGTAGTGGCGTTTATTAACGGAAAATGGATGGCGAGAGATGAAAGACAGTCTCGCATAGACTTGATAAAAGCGCTAATCGCTGAATTTAACCGGATTCCTCCGAGTAGATTAACTGCCCATGAAATCGATCAATGGGAGAGTCTTGACGAGGAACTGGATTTGCTCGAAAGGGTTCACCGGTCCGAGTACGACATGCTTTATTTTATGACGGAGTTCTTTTCTGAGGATCGCAATCCAGGTAATCCGGATAATTTGATTCCGAAAGGCGTTACCTATGATAATTCAGCCGACTTTCACCGAGAGTTATGCCGATTGTTGGACGATATTACTCGTGGAATTAACCGCAATAACGTAGCCTGGTCAGTAGGACGGGGGCATGCTAAGACGGGCTATTTGAGTAACGGTTATCTATGCCATATGACCGCATTTCGGCATAAGCGTTACATCGTCGAGGTCTCCGAAACTACTGACGTAGCTGGAGACTTTATTCAATGGACGCGAAATCAACTAGTTCATAACGAAAAATTAAAGAAACACTTCGGTACATTGCTTCACGAAAAGAAGTCGATGAATGATGTCGACAACAAATACGAGTTCGTTACGATGTCCGGTACAAAGGTTGAAGCCAAAGGTATCGGTACTCAGATGCGCGGACTCCGCCACGGAAGTTCACGCGTTGAGGCATTCCTGCTTGATGACTTAGAGAGCAAAGACTCGGTAAACACTCCTGAATTAAGGGACAAGAATAAAAAATGGTTCCGTGAAGAAATGTTACCTGCGTTATCTAGAGATGCAGGTATTTGTATCTATATGGGTACCATCGTGCATTATGATTCGTTATTAAATTACGTTATTAAAGAGCGTAAAGACTTCGTATCACGTAAATTTCCTGCGATTATTGAATGGTCAAAGCGAGAGGATTTATGGGCGGAATGGCAACGTATATATCGTTCAGATATTTCAGAGGCTCGCCAGAAGGCGCTCGAATTTTATAAAGTAAATCAATCCGAGATGAGCGATGGTACAGTTCTATGGCCACAGCGATTCTCTTATCTCGACTTGATGGAGATCCGCGAGAATGACGGAGCTAAAGCGTTCAATCAAGAGTATCTGGGTAATCCAATAGATGAGGAATCGCAGATATTCAAACCGGAAGATTTTACGTATTACACTGATTCAGACCTGGATGGCGTAAAGCTAGATTACTTCTGCGGAGTTGACTTCGCAATGGGTAAGGAAAAAGGCGACTATAGTGCGATTATAACCGTTGGGAGATCCCCTAACGGTATTTTTTATGTCATTGATGCGTACTTAGAGCGAGTTCATCCGGACGTATTGCTGCAGAAGATCGTCGAGAAAACGATACATTATCAATACGCAGGCATGTCGGTAGAGTCTCAGCAGGCGCAGGAATGGTTCGCACACAAGCTCAAGGAAGAGTTACGTAGACACGGTTATCCCGCACATACTCGCGTAAAAGAGATTAAGCAGAGGATGAGGAAGGCACTACGTATTGAATCGCTTTTGCCGGAGATACAAGGTGGGCGCATTCGATTTAAGAAACAGCACCGACTACTACTCGAAATGTTCGAACTTTATCCCAACCATAACCATGATGATGGTCCCGACGGACTTCACATGGCATATACGGCTGGATTAGACGGTAAAAAGAAGATTATAAACAAACCTCAATGGTTATAGAAAGGAGGAAATTGGATGCCGAATATACCCGAAGTGCTAAATGCATTGAACCCGTTTAAATCGGGATTGCGGGAAGCAACAATTGAATCGGACGGCGTAAATTACGAAGTATTCCAGCAGGGAAAGCTTTTTAACACAGAAGGAATCTTCCCGCCTGCCGAGGACATCGAACGATTAAGCCGCTACTATCGCGGGAGAAAAACGTTCGACGGTAACTTGTGGGAAATTTATACACGCGCGAGCGATTTGTTAAAAGACACACCGCATGCTAAGCAATTAAAACAGCTATATATCGCTGTGAATATTATGGACGTATTGCTAACGAAGCCTGCCGATATGTTAGTCGGTGAGCCTCCGACTTACGAAAGCGGCATGCCGGATGATTCTCCGGAACAGCAAGCGCTAAATAGAATCGTCGAAGAAAACGATTTAAACTTGCAGATTCACGAGTCTGTAATCGGATCGGGATACCGTGGCGATAGCTTCTTCAAAACGTTCTATGGTTATCGCCAAGACTTCTCCGGAATAGGAAATGTGATTCCAATGGGAATTAATAAGGAGCCTATTATAGAAGCGGTAAATCCTTCGTATGTGTTCCCGGAATTATCGAAAGACAATGCAAAGAAATTCAAGGCAATCAACATCGCTTTTGTTGAATGGGTATACGTTCGAGGAGAAGGTGAAAAGCCATTCCTAAATGTCGAGAGACATCTTCCAGGTTATATCCATTATGAAAAATTTGCGTTAAGCCCGTATGATGTGGATAACTCTTACGGAGCGCCTATTCAACGCTTTATCATTGGTGAAAAGGTTGCAACCGGGAAAGAGTCCGATATTGTAGAAACTGGCGTACCGCGTTTACTAGTATTCCACTCTCCATATAAAACAGTCGATGACGCGTGGGAAGGTATTAGTGGCATTCAAAAGATCGAAAGTGTCCTTGCGGCCATTAACGATTTGTTGGTGCAGCTCGATTTTATCCTGCACAAGCACAGCGATCCTACAGCATACGGGCCGGATTTGCCAACGGATACAGACGGTTCTATACGATTTGGTGGTAAATATATTCCGGTTAATAAAGACGAGCAAACTCCTGGATACATGACGTTCCTATCGTCGCAACAGTTAGACGGTGTATTCCGCGAGTTAGACTTGTTATTATCACTAGTTTATCAGATGTCCGAAACTCCGCAGTGGTTATTCGGTACTACAATAGCAGGACAAAGTAAATCTGGTGAGGGTACGTCGCATACGGATGGCGTCGCAATTAAAGCTCGCTTCATGCCAATATTATCGAAGGTAAAACGAATCAGAGTACACGTTGACCGTGCGATTCGCGATGCCTTATGGACTGCGATGGAGTTGGAGAATTACGCCAACGAAGGAGTCGACGGATTTGTTTCATACGAAGCGGTTTATCCGAAGATTAATTGGCAAGACGGTCTTCCGAAGAATGAGCTTGAAGAAGCGCAAATCATGGAGATTCGTACCGGTAAGAAGCCGACCATTGACGTCAAGACTGCGATTAAACGCCAGGATAATCTAAACGATATGCAGGCGCAAGAGGTATTTGACCGCATATCAGATGATGAAAAGACGATGAATGGCTTCGTCGATTCTTCGATATTCAGTAATAACGGAGTTGGAGGCAGTAAGTAATGGCTGAGTTTGACCGCCAAGTACCGCAACCTGAGTATGATTACGAAATATCCCGTCTTGTCCGCTATTATCAGCAGGCAGTACGGGATATTTTAGTTCAGCTCGAAAGAGTTGACTTAACTAACGCGACCAAAGCGAATCAAAGAGCGGTATTGGCTGATATTGCAAAGGTACTTTCGCAGCTAGACGTCAATGCTTCCGCTTGGGTTGAAGCGAATATACCGATTGCTGCGCGAGAAGGCGTGGCTAGTACGTTGGTAACGTTGGGACTCGCTCAGACGTTCGATGAGGCGATGAAAGTGGTCGAGTTCAACCGACTGAACCGTCATATGATTGAAACGGCTGTGGCCGACACTCAGAACGATTTGCTTCAGATTACGCAGAACATGGATCGCAAGATTAAGACGGCTATCCGCCAGTCTGTCGCTGAAGTCATGCGGTCGAATATGTCGCAAGGAATTAACGGTAGGAAGACAATTAGTCGCGAGATTCTATCCGAATTACGGAAGCAACTTGGAGATTCGGTGAATACCGGCATCGTTGACCAAGCAGGTCGCCGTTGGAAGCCGGAAACATATGCCGAAATGGTGACTAGAACGAAGATGATGCGCACGAGGATGGACGCCACGATTAACGAAGCTGTCGGTCGTGAAGCGTACTATGGCACCGTAAGTCGTAACGGTTCTAAACACGAAGAATGCCGTGTATGGGAAGGTAAAATCGTAAAGTTAGTACGGGAGGCTCCTGGAGATTATCCGTATATCGGAGACTTGCGCAATCAATCTCGCGGGTTATTCCATCCAAATTGCCAGCATCAGGTATTACCAGTACGTGATCCTAATCTATTGCCGCAATCAATTAAAGATATTAACGGTTTATAAGGCGCTAACAAGGCGTCTTTTATTTTGCCTTACGGAATGGCGTTAAACTTTCGGATGATTAACTAATAGGCGACGGCCTTAAAACGGTTGAGGTACAAATGAACAAGTTTAAAATGAATCTTCAAAACTTCGCTGACGGCGGCGAGCCTGATAACACGCCAGATAATACTCCTGATGATGGAGCGCAACCTGACGATAATAAGCCGGAAGTAAAAACGTACACGCAAGAACAAATCGATAAGATGATTGCTGATCGCATTGCTAGAGAGCGCAAAAAGTACGCTGACTATGATGATCTACGCAAGAAAGCGGATGAGTATGAAAAAGCGGAAACTGAGCGCAGGAAAGCAGAAATGGATATTCAAGATCGGCTGAAACTTGAGAAAGAAGAGGCGGAAAAGAAAGCTCTTGAAAAGGAGCAACAGGCACTAACCGCAATGGAAAAAGCTAATGCGCGTCTCATCAAATCCGAGTTCAAGCTTATTGCGAAGGACGCAGGAATTAGAGCGGACGCATTAGAAGACGCATTCAAACTTGCAGATATATCTTCTGTCAATGTTGACGAGGACGGCGCCGTCGAAGGAGTTAAATCCGTGGTTGATGCGTTAATACAAGCGAAGCCTTATTTGGCGGAGCAAACGAAAAAAGAACCGAGAACCATCGGAGGTTCTTCGAATCCGACTCCGGATGCTACCGCTAAGACTGCCGAGCAACTTCTTAAAGATGCCGCAGAGAAGGCGAAACGTACTGGACGTATGGACGACAGGGCCGCATATGCAGCATTAAAACGTGAATTAGGTTTATAAATCGGCGCACCGAATATCGGGCGTCTTTTTTAATTTCTATTAACTATTAGGGGGACTATTTAAAATGGCTAAAAATCCTATTTATGATGCTTCACTCATAGGCAAGAAAATCAGCGTCGTTGACGAGGTTTTATTGCTTAATCCACATACCACTCCAATGATTTCTTTACTTGGTTTTGGTCAGGCTGTAACGCAGACTAACCATCAATGGTATGAAGACTCTCTTTATAACGACGAATCTAAAGTATCTGGCGCTCAAACTAACGTAGCTACTTCTATTCCTGTTATTGATGGAACTCCTTTCCGTGCTGGACACGTAGTTAAAGTTGCTGACGAATTAATGCTTGTTACTGCTGTATCTTCTAACACACTAACTGTAACTCGCGGATATGGCGGAACTACTGCTGCAGCAATCGCTGACCAATCTAAAATCGAAGTTATGTTCGTAGAAGGAAGCGAAGGAGCTGACGCTCGTACTGCTCGTTATAAGGCTCGCGTTCAGCAGTCCAACAATACTCAAATCTTCGACGATTCAATCCAAATCAGCGGAAGTGCAGAAGCTGTTACTCAGTATGGAATCTCTGATTTATACGAGTATGAAAAGCAGAAAAAATTGTTGGAATTAAGTCTACAATTAGAGAAAGCCATTCTTGGCGGCGTGGGATATACCAGCGGACAAATCCGTCAAATGAAAGGTATCCGTAACTGGATCGCTACAAACGTTACTAACGTTGCTGGCGCACTTGCCGCAACTAACATCAACGACCTTGCACAGTCTATCTACGAAGCAGGTGGATTTGCTGGTGGTGGAGACTACAAAATCGTTGTAGGAGCAAAGCAAAAACGCGCTATCTCTGCTTTCGATAACAATAAGCTTTATATCACTCAAGCTGAGAACAGCAGGGGTGTTAAAGTTGACCACTTCGTATCTGAATTTGGTGAGTTCGAAATCGTTCTTAACAACAATTTGAACGCTGACGAGTTACTTCTTATCGATGCTAACCGTGCTGCTATCCGTCCGCTTCAAGGTCGTGACTTCTTCCACAAATTTATGGGAGATCAAGGTGACTACACAACTGGTATCCTTGTTGGTGAGTACACGCTTGAGTTCAAGCAAGAGAAAGCTCATGGTCGCTTAAGAGGATTATCTTAATATTAACTAATCGCCCGCAGGTTATCGCTTGCGGGCTTTTATTTTACGGAGGTACCGTATGGCTAAGTTTACAAGTCGTTACGATAGGTTCGGTTTCTACGTTAACGGCCAGCTAAAGCAATTTTTTGCAGGTCAATACGCCACCGAAGACAAAGCGGAGATTGAAGTATTATCCGCAATGTCTGAAGTAGAGCGCGTCGATGAACCAGCGAAAGCAGAAGTAAAGAAAGCGGAGGAAAAGCCCGCAAAAGCGCCAGCTAAAACCTCCGAAAAATAACGGAGGTGTAACGCATGGCCATTAATGTTTCCGTTGACCAAGCGGAAGATTACTTCGGAACCAACGTTCTTTTTACGGACGAGTGGGATTCGGCAGATTATTCGAAGAAAGAAAAAGCGCTGACTAACGCAGAACGCCAATTATATCGGTATTACACCGCCTATAATTCTACTAATAAACCTGTTCCGAATGAAGCTGTATTCGAGCAGGCGTTATGGCTCCTTCGCCTTGACGATTCAATCCGTAAAGCCGATCAAGGCGTCCGTCAAATCTCCGTAAGCGGAATTACGATTGCCATTGACCGCGCACCGGATTACATTGCGCCTGAGGTCCGAAAGATTCTCGGTCGCCGTATGGGATGGAGCGTGATGTAGATGACGAATTGGATCGACTTAAAAAGTCTTACATGGTCACCGTACAATGAAGCACCTCCGCAATCTCCGTCTGCTACTGCGTCAAGTAGTTCATCGCTCATACCATTGAAGGACGAAGTTGTTATCGCCAAAGTAACAGGACTAGACGACTATGGACAGCCGATTTTCGGCCAGTCGACGACTTACAAATGCAGGATTGACGAAGGTACGAAGTTAACTCGCAACCAACAAGGAAGCGAAGTTATATCAGCGGCGCAGATACTATTATCCGGTGGCGTGGCGGTTGGATATAACAATGTGTTTATCTTTGTTGATGCCGGAGGAGAACAACGTGCAGCGAATCCAATCCGCATAAGTACGGTCAAAGATATATCGTCTAAGCCGTTGTTTACGAAGGTGGAATTGTAATGGCGGATATTGTATGGAACGGTGACGCAGTATTGGCGAATATATTAGCAGCTACTAAACGAGCGATGAACAATTGTGTTGACGATTTAGTTCGGACTTCTTCCGAAGCCACTCCTCACGATAAAGGATTCTTAGATGAGTCATGGGATCGCGAGGTAAAGGTTGAGAACGGCGAAGTTGTCGGAGCTGTCGGATATGGTGTGCGTGAAAAGGACCGGTCAGGAAACGTTACAAACTACGCTGTATGGATTCACGAAGGAACGTATAATCTTGGCGAAGGTTCGCTTGCTAAATCAGGCGGAGATAGTGGATTGAGCGGTAAACATTATCCGGTTGGTAATAAGTTTTTGGAGCGCCCGTTTAAAGGCGATTCTAAATCGTATGAAAAGCATATAGCAGATATGGTGAAGGAGGCGTTGAAGTAACGTGCTGGCAGTTATCGATATAATTAACTATTTAAAAACGGCGATACCGTACACATATTACGCCAACGAATTTCCTGCAACGGCTGCTGATGATATTGCATACGTGCGAATTACTGGCGGAGGTTCGCCGGATCATACCGTTTCTATCAAACGTCCATCGTTTCAAGTGTTGGTACGGTCAAAATCAGTAGTAACTGCGGAAGCAAAAGCTAACGTTATTCACTCTGACTTACACCAAAAGCGAGATTTTATGCTTGGTACAACGAGAGTTATCGTATGTACTGGCGATCAGAGTACTCCGGTATATATTGGGATGGATGCGAATAGTCGAGCGTTATATTCGATAAATTTTACGGCAGTGATTGCGGAGTGATGTT